TTAGTTATGCCAGGATTATTTGGAGGAGAAGCAGAGGTTAAAGCTGATTTATCAACATATAATACAATCGTATCAATTCTAGGATTAGCAGGGTCTGCAGTAGTAATCGTTATAGGAACACTTGCTGTATTCCAACCAGTATAAGCATAATCGCTAGTAGGTATACGATAGTCTCCTGTAGCTATGAGTACACTCATTCCTGTAGGAGAGTTCTGAGTAACCGCAAGCCCTGGCATAACAACCTCACCAGAAAAAGCGACAGCTGGGAACTTGTAGTGCCCCCTTTCATCTGTCTTTCCATTTCCGTCACGGTTGCTAACGTATAAAGTCATTAAGCAGTTCTTCTCCACATATAAACTACTACAGAAGGCTGTATGTTAGTGTGAGATTGGCTATTCCCAGTTGTTCCAGAGGTAAACGATGGTATATCAACTGTGTGGGAGTGCGCGCCTGATGGTAATATGAATCCGTTACCAAAGCCATATGCTTGTTGAGGGTTGGCTGGACCAGTACGTCTTGTTGAGTTATCAGTAAATGCTACATCTCTGTCAAAGTTGTGAGTGTGGCTACCGTTCGTTGATGTACCAGTTGAAGGCGGGTCGATAGCGTGAGTGTGGGATGGGATTTGCGCCTCACTCAATGTTACTGTTTTAGCACCAGGTGTTGCACCTAAAGTCCCGAAGTCAGTATCACCAGTATCAATACCAACCATCACTCGGCCATTACCAAATTGAGACCACGTACCGAATCCTAACAATGTAGCTGGATTAGTGTTAACGTTTGCGTTGGTATATATTGAACCAACTGGATAAAGGAGAGGACCGACTGCTTGTAATAGATTACTAGCCGATAACACGTCAGAACTTATCGTCATAGGCACACGTTGGTCTGAGATATTTGAGTTAGTTATTACACTTGCTGATGCAGGTACGGTAACATTTGCAAGAACCATAAACGGATTACCAGCTCCGACAGCTGTTTGTATTGCTGCACTACTTGGAGCAACGGGACTCGAGCTTGCGGTACCGTTCACTGCTATAAGTTTAGCAATCCCTGGGTTATTTGGAGGAGAGGCTGAAGTAGTTGCACCCTTGTCGACATATATTGCGATTACTGTTATACGTGGATTAGATGTGTCAGCGCTAGTTATTGTTACTGTCGATATAGCATTAAGCCATCCCATGTATGCATACTCGCCTGGAGCAGTTTCTAGTCTGTAATCGCCAACTTGCACATCTACACTCATTGCTGGTGTTGAGTGCTGAGTAACTTTAAGGCCAGTAGCACCTAAAGTCTGGCCGTCGAGAATATTTGAGAGAAGTCTTAGATGGCCTTCTTCATTTGTTTTACCGTTGCCGTCACGGTTACTTAAGTACACTGTCATTTTTTATTTTTCCTATTGTCTCTGTATTTATTATATCAATGTGTCTATGCTATTCTTCTCACCATTATATTAGGCGTATAAAGAGTCAATGTTCCAGCAGAACCAACTAAAGCACGTATATCAAATACCATGCTACCAGTCGATGCTGCAGTGTACCAACAGATAATTGATCTGCCGTTCGATATGCCACCAACAGTTATATTTGTTCCCCTCTGGTCGGAAAATGCGGCAGAACCGCCAGCATATACCTGAAGGTCTACTTCTGTTGATACGCTGTGTGATACATATGCAGAAGTGAATATAACTTCATATACTCCGCCTGATACTAGCGAGGTAGTTAGGCTAAGTCCTATGGGAGTTGGCGCGAACGAACCTGGTACAGACGGTGTTTTGTTTACCGCTGAGTTAGTATTCCAATATCCTAGGTTAGGCCAGTCAAGCTTGGTTGATGTAACAGCTGAAGTGGCAAGCTTAGCGCTAGTGACATTTGCATCTGCAATTTTTGCAGTTGTAACTGCAGAATCTGCAATCTTATTTGTAGAGACAGCAGAATCTCTTAGAGATTCTGTACGAACTATATTGTCGGCTATATTAAGCTTTGTTCTTCGGTCTGTTATATCTGCGGTGACTATAGATGTCGCGGCAGCATTTACTCTGACATCGGCTAATATTATATACGGGTTTCCTGCTCCTACTGATGCCTGTATAGCAGTACCATTAGGTGCAACAGGAATAGCCCCAGGCGTTCCGTCAACTGTTTTCAACTTTATTATTCCAGGATTATTCGGAGGGCTCGCTGAAGTAGATGCACCTTTATCTACATACGACACTACAGTAGTAATTCTTGGATTAGATAAGTCTGCTGTCGTGATACTCAAAGTTACATTGGCTGTATTCCAACCAGTATATGAATAGTTAGCACCAGTGTATATCTTGAAATCACCAGGAAGTACTAGAACGTTCATTGCCGCTGGTGAGTTTTGAGTAACCTGCAGCGAGGTAGAACCTAGTACATCACCAGTAAGTACTTGTGTCTGAAGCCTATAGTGACCTTCTTCGCTAGTTTTGCCATTGCCATCACGGTTTGATAGATAGACTGTCATATGTTGTAAATCTCCTCATAGATTACTCGACCTTTATAGGGGCTCACTGCCCTGAACTTTATACCGAAATAGCTATTAGCCGTCGGAGTGTAGTTTAATTGCTCAACTTGGACGTATACGTATTCGACAAGTGGATCGTCTGCCTCGGTAGTGGTAACTATCGTAAATCCTGGAGTCAATTGATGTACATCTGTCCTTGATGACTCATTTGGACCACCTATTTTGTCCATGAATATTGCGAAGGCATTCGTAGACTTGACGCTATTTATTTGATACGTTACTTTCCACATCTTCCTAAAGCTCGAGTCCGCTGTTAGGCCAGTATAGAAAATATCGTATTCATTAGGCGTATTAGTGTCGCCATGATAAACCTGCCAAGAGTCTCCAGTGAGTTTCTGCTTGGTTTTAAAATCCTGTATGATTACCTCTGCGCTATGTAGAGCATCTGTTATGTCGCCATCTCTCATTGTATAAATAGCGTTCCTGTGTACGAATTACTGTTCTGAACTCCAGCTGTTAGTCTACCTGGCTGGGTGGCGAATACTTTAATCTTCACTTTCACATTACTCTCGGTACTAGTCGATATATTTATATTCCAAAATAGCTCATTTGACTTTCTTGGTGTTGTAGAGAAGAATGTCCTCCCTGATGTATTATCAAGTATAGAAACATATGGAGGTGTTCCTGGAGCTGTTTTTCTGTAAGATTCGGTATTTCCATCGAGCGACACATCTGCTACAAGCTTGGCAAAAGGAGCATCTTGATAGTCTGCCGTATATTTAACCACTATAGTAGTGCTCGTGAGCGAAGATGGGGTTACAGTTATACTTGCATCCCAAGTATTTGTCGTCTGAATAACATAGCACTTAATAGAATCCCAACCAGTGAACTGAGCGGTTTTAAGATTTGTTGCTTCACGGTATAGATTCTTTACTCTCATAGGTAGAGAGCCAGTACGTAAGTCGTCTCTCATGTTAGTGGTACCACAGTCCCTCTTCCAACGCCATCAACTGGTGATATGAATGGATAATCTAATGTTATTTCTCCTTCATCGGTAGCATATACGTAAAATTTGAGCCAGAGCCTATCTACATCAGTAAATACACCGATTGAAGTTCCAGCATTATTAGTTCCCGCATCTACCCTAAACCGTATTATCCCGTCGTCCGTGAATAGCGAATCTTGGTCTATGTATGTGTCCCACGATACTGAATTTGGCGTAGGCATTGTATTAGTAGGGTTTATTTGAGCCTCAATAATTACTTGCGCCCATGGATTTGTCTGGTTTTTAGCTTTAAAAGTAACATAGCCGCGTGCAAGATAAGAAAACCCTCCTAGGAATGGCTCCTGAAGGCCTATAACGTCAACGGTAGTCGGGCTTCCGTCTGAATTGTGACGTTGTATTACTTTAGGGGTGGTGACGTCTCTTCCAAAGAACTGAGCACCCTTTAACTCAACAAGATCTTTCTCAGCTCTTGCTATCCTGTCGGCTAGACTAATGTCTCTTTGTGACATGTCAGCCATTACCATACCACCATATCTAGGCTAACGCTCTCGTTCATATCAGGGTCAATTGTCATTCTTATGCCAATAATCCGGTAGAGTCCATTTATAGATGTCACAAACGAGCTTCCATCAACCCTCACATTTACAGCATCGCCAGTCCATACGTTGTTCATATCAAGATGGTTTGCCTCCACTGTTATTGCTGGAACTTCGTAAATGTCTTGGTAGATTGCCAGCTTACCAAATGTGTTCTCATCAAGTGTATCTTGTTCAACGACACTATTAAATGTTTCTGTTCGTTCGCGTATCCTATATGCAGCAGCGGATGTGTAGCCCGTAGCGACCGTTTCTAGGCGTTCTGAACCGAGACCTGAACCGAGACCTATTATTCGGTTTGCAAGCGTGCTAGCGTCCCTAGAGACGACGATAGACGTAATGTTTTGCGGATATACTAATTCAATGTCTGGTTTATCTGAACCCAATCTGCTATATATGTTAAATACTTTGTTAGCATCGAATATGAAATCAAAGTTGTCGCTTTCTAATGAAGTAAGATTAACTACTCCGTCCTTTACATTCTGTATGTCATATGTTCGCACTCTGTCATCTTGTTGGCCCGCAGATGCTGTATCTACGCCAAGAGTGACACCAAAATCAAAGTATGTTGGGTCATCGAGGCTTGAGGTAAGGGTAACGTCATCAATGTAGAAGTTTGTGGTTGTACCAGCATCGGTTTTTATATCAAAATATGTAGAATCTACTGTCTGCGTCCAGCTTGTGGTGTATTGTATCCAGTTTGTACTCGCTATTGCTGTTGTACCATGATTTATCGATGGTTCCGCGGTTATGTATAGATTTCCAGTAGCGACCGTTGCTTTTGCCCAGAAGGTAGCTGTATAGGTAGCTCCAGCAACCATATCAATCGCAAATCTAGCCCCAGCATTAGCGTTCGTACCTGTGGTAGCGCTAACATATAACGAACCTGGGTAATCATTACCATTTGTAGCGTCCCAAGCTATATACCCTGCATTCGAAGCAACCCAACCACTGATATCTTCATAGAAGTGACTGTTGGTTATTATATTGGGAACCGATTGAGTATCTGTGATAAGTTGTCTGGCAATTTCGGCATAAGTCATACCGCGATACATGTTGCTTACAAACCGGTCTTTGAAGTAGTTGAGGTAACCTGTACATTTGATTTCTATCTTATTGGTGTCTTGGTTATTGAAGTTAACGTTAACCTGAACAACCTGACCACCACATATGTATCGGTTGTTACGACGTATTTTTATATCAGTTCGATACGGTTCGAGGATAGATCGAGGATTTGCCCCAACAGACGCACACCTTTTCTCAAACTGGACAAGGTCAATAGACATAGATATATCCTCTACGTCATTTATCTTTGTGGTTATACTCAATGAAGTTGCAATTAGGTCGCTTATGTCCATTACGTAAACTCCATTGATGTCCCAAACTTCTATTGTATACTCAGGGGTATCTAGATAATATGGGTCCATTTTATACTCCTAGGAATGCTGTTCTCCAGCGAAGGGTTCCAAATGATACATCGCTTGGGCCATCACTTGTAAACTCTATAGTGTTGTTTCCTTGCAGCAATCCCCACCATGTACTATCATCTGTTCTGTATGATAGGATATTACTTCCATTGAGGGTGATTGTCCTTTGGTTCATGTCGATTATTATTTCATCATCAACATTCGAAGTCGTAACATCTACTTCAACGAACTTGTTGTCAGTAAGATTAGTTATACGAGGGTTCTGAACTTGTCCAACAATCTTAAATTGTGGATAAATGATTGTATCACCGCTATTGACAGCAATCGCAGGAGTCGTACCTGGTGTCCAAGGCACTGGCATATCGTAGGCAGTAATATAACCACCACCGATAAGTTTGTATATAGGAAGTTCAATCCATCCAGAGTCTGGGTCTAAGCCATCACCAGCATCGTATAGATAAGGGTCTGGAGCGATAAGCGTTATTTGGTATTGACCATGCTTAGGACCTATGATGTCCATCTTGAAGTCTTTTAGAAATGTCTGCGTGAAATAGTTTTTACCAGAGAAGCTTGTTATGAATAATGGTAGTGATTGTCGTATGTCAAGTGTCTGAGCAAGGTTATAGCGTATATCATCTGCTTCCTCGCAAGTACCAGCTTTATAAAAGCCATTCAAAACAATTGTACGAGCTGTGTAGAATTGGCTTGATACATATCCACCATCCCTACCAGACCAGTCTCCGTAACCTAAGCGGATAGGAGCTGCTTCAAGCCCAGATACAGGTGATTGGATATGATAATCAGTATCTTGGCCAAGCTCTAGGCCATTTAGCATAAATCTCATTATAATTTACCTAGTTCCCATGTTAGATTTCTGTTGACTTGGTCCATATCTATATCAGTGTATACTTGGTTCGTTTGGTTTATCGTTACGCCACTTCCAGCTACTGTCGATGAACCATTATCAAGTACAGAAGGCGCTAATTGTCTAGCGAATGTTTGAGTAGTGTTTACTGCGAAGTCTGCAGATGTTGTCCCAAGGCTGAATGCATCGGTTATGCTCGATGCGGCGCTTGAGGCGGCATTAACTGCGTCTTTAGTGCTGTCAGCGATACCACCAGCGATACCAAGACCAAGCATCTTACCAACTTCATCGCGCATGACTCTTGATGGTGAATGAATACCGAAGAACTTCTTTATAGCATTCAATGCACCAGATGCAATATCAGTTATTGTCTTGACAACCTGGTCTTTTGCACCATTTATACCTCTTATAAGTCCAGCTATGATATCGCCACCAGCGACAACGAACTTGCTCAGTGAGTCTGATAGCTGAAGAACGATGTTACCAATTATTGATGCTACTGCCAGTAGTATGTTTGGTATTGCTTTAATCATACCAGCAGCTATTCTAAGAACTATTTGGACACCAGCGCTTAGTATTGAGCCTAGGAAGACATTTATACCGCTTATGATCGCTCCCATAAGATTGCCTACAGCACCGATAATTTGCCCTAGGTTTCCTATAAGCGCCTCAGCAAGAGC